TCACAGGCCCAGCTCCGCGCGGCGCTTTTGGCGGGCAATGATCGGGCCGTAGGTGCCGTTGCGGATCTGGTTGACTGTCACGCGGCTCAGGTGCAACCGGCCCGCGATGATCTGGTTGTCCCAGCCTTCGGCCGCCTGGCGCAGCACCTCGGCGGCCACCTCGTCGGTCACGGTGGCATACCCGCGCTCCTTGCGCGGCGGGCGCTGGGTGCGCTTCAGAACGTCGATGTAGTTCTGCTGCGCGTCGACCAGGCGCCGCAGCATGTCCACGCTGACGTAGCTACGCAGCTGCTCCTCCATCGCGTTGAAGGCGTCGATGTAGCCCTCCTTGAACGCCGCGGCGCGACGGCCTGTAAACCCCATCGCAAGAAACGAGAACCCGTCACGGTTCATTTGGTACATCCGACGCGGCTCGCCCTTGAGGTCAAGGTACTCAACCGGCGTAAAACTCCGCTCGTGGAAGCCTTTGGAGCAGTCCAGCGTGTCGATCCGGTGTAGCACGTCCTTGTGCTGCTTGCCAAAGTAGTCTGCGACGTCGCGGCTGCTGGTCGTCGATTTCCCGCCGAGAGCAAAGACTGGGGCGGGGGGTGCGGGCCTCACGGCTGGCGCGAGAGCGGTTTCGGTCATTGAATACTCCTTCGCGTGAGCGGCCGACCGCCAAAGACGATCGGCCGATTCGCCTGCTGTTGAGACAGGCGGCCGGGCGCTTCAACACCGCGCGAAGACGGCCCCCAGTTTTCCCCTTGCGGGTGTTTTATGGCTGGGCGCCACCCGGCCATTGCTCTCGTGGAGTGTGGCCGAAAGAATGCCTCGGATCTCGGCCGAGGCGTCCCGCTTCGCGAGGGTGTGTTGAGCACCTGGCGGCCATTTTGCACTGCCGGAAACTCGTTTGCAACCACGGAAAGGCACGGCACGCTCCCGGTGTTGCAACGGCGAAGGCAAGCACGATGGCGTACACGACTGCAGAGCGGTTGGACTACCTGCTCGGCCAGCAGATGGCGAACTCCGCGGCCCTGAGGCTGCTCATGCATGTTCATCCGCATGGGCCTCGGCTTCGAGCGCTCCTGGCCGCAACGGCGGCCGAGGACGTGCTGGTGGAAGGTCTGAACACTCCGGTGACGGAGGCGTTTTCGGAGGGGCTGGAGGATGCCCGGCGCGCACTGGCGACACCCATGCCGCCGGGATCCTGACACCGGCGGCGGCGATCTGGGCCAGGGCGTCCCACTGCCGGGCGTGGATGCTTGCGGCCGGCCGCTTCATCGCTTGATAAGCACGAGGTCGAGCTTCAGGTTCTTGATCGCCATCGCCCCGATGTAGCTGCCGAAGGTATAGACCAGCGTCTCGGTCGCAATCGTCCAGTTCACGTTTCCGCCCGGGTAGTCGAAGCTGGCCTTCACGCTCGGCGTGTAGCGGTCGATCGACGGGGTCTTGGCGCCATTGACCGAGGCGCGCACCATGATGTTGGAGTCGGCGCCGCCGGGAAAGCCTGCGTCGCGCGACTGCGCCGCCTCGAAGGCGCCGCTCAGCGTCACCTCCAGCACGCCGGCCCAGGGGTCGCTGAAGGTCTCGTTGATGTGCGCCATTGCCAGATCAGGCCGCGTTCGAGTAGGACACGCCGGCCGCGTTCGAGTAGCTCAGCACGCGCGTGAACGCGCCCGCGGCGGCCTGGCCGGTTGTGACGCTGATTCCCTCCACCTGGCTCCACAGCGCCCGCCGCCCCGCCTCGCTGGCGATCTTGTTCATGAGCAGCTGCTTGTTCACATACAGCGTCGAGAAGTTCGACCGGAACGTCGCCCCAACGATCGTGCTCGTGGTCGTCAGGTCGGCCAGCAGCGCGCCCAAGTAGCTGGCCAGTGCGTCGTGGGCGTCGTCGTAGGCGGTCTTTTCCAGCGTGATGCCGTAGGCCGTGGCCTGGGCGTCGATGCCCGATCGCTCGGTGTTCAGCACGTCCCACTCGCGCTTGATGTGCTGCTTTTCCACCGGCACCAGCTTGTTGTCGGCCGCGATGTCGGCGAGCGCCGCATTGGCTGTGTTGGCCGATGACTGCGCCGCCGCGGCGGCGGCGTTGGCCTGCACGGCCTCGGTCACATCGATCAGCTCGAGGAAGTCGACGTAAAGCGTGCCGACCCATCCCGCTGCCGTGAACAGCATCGGCGCGGCGCTCACCGTGCCGGCCCAGAACTTGTTGTAGTTGGGGCTCGCGCTCGGGATCGCCTGCTCGCCGGTGATCAGGCCTTCGAAGAGGTACCAAGTCGAGTCCACCGGCACCGCCGCGGCAATCGCGGCGCAGTACGGGTGCTGCCCGCCAGCCGTGTTGTCCAGGCGGCTGCCGGTCACGTCGTAGCAGTACACGCCCACATAGAGCGTGCCCCCTGATCCAGCGTCGCGCGTGACCCGCGCCCGGACCTTGTAGGTCCGCCCCTTGTCGATGGCCCGCGGCCGTGTCGACTGCACCGCCACTTGGGCGCTGCCGTCGACCACCGCGCACTTGCCGCCGCTCGCCGTCGACGTGTCCACCACGCTGGCCACGCCGGCCCATCCATCGATTCCCTGCACGAAGTCGTAGTTCAGGGTGGGCAGCGGCTTGCCCTGGCCGCCAATGTGCTCGTAGGCATTGCTGCTCATCGGCCCGAAGCGGATCGCCTGCAGCGCGTTGTTCTGCCCGAAGAAGGCCGAGTCGAAGTACATCGGCGCGGTGATCGCCGCCGCCACCTCGCGCAGCACGACCCCGTTTTTCAGGTAGCGCACTCGGCTGCCGTCGTACACGACGGCCAGCACGGCGCCGTCGACGTAGGTGCCCAGCCCGGCCACGTTCACCCCGCTCTCGTAGGCAAGCAGGCCGCCCAGGTAGCAGTAGATCGCGTAGTCCAGGGACTCCCAACTCTGGCTGCCGGTCGGGTCGGTGTTTAGTCCAAACATCACCGCCGCGCTCGACGGGCTCTCCACCACGGCCGACGCAAAGGCGCCACCGACGAAGGAGTCGGCGCTGTAGCAGTCGGCATCCCATCCGTTCGGCCCGGGCTTGACGGCGCGGTTGCCGGCGACGGACACCCCGCGCCCGATCAGCACCAGGTCCGAGGTGGCGTTGTCGGCCGGCTTGCCCGTCCCGCGCACCTGGGCCCACTGCGTGTATATCGCCTCGGTCACATTGACCGCGGCGCTCACCGCCGCGGCGCTCTCACCCAGGCTCGTGTCCCAGCTCTTGATCCAGAGGGTATAGCTGCCGAGCGCTGGCCAGGGCCACAGCCATTCGCTCTGCGCGCCCTCAAAGAGCACCGTGCCCGCGTCCCAACTCGCGCCCTGGCGGATCTCGTGCGTCAGGTAGTCGTCGGCGGTGTCCCGGGCCCAGCGCAGCAGCACGCCGCCTTCGACTACCGTGGCGGTGAAGCCGTTCACGTTGCCCGGCCGGGCGGTCTTACCCAGCAGCGTCAGGCTGGCCGTGCGCGCCGGCGCGCCGTTGCCGATGGCGTTGAAGGCGCGCACGCTCAGCTCGAGCAGGCCGCGCACCAAGCCGTCGATCTCGACCGCGTTCGCCGTGGTCATCGGCAAGTCGGTCCACGGCCCGGCATTCAGGCGCCAGCCGACCAGGTAGCTCAAGCCGCGCGCCGGCTCGGGCCAGCTCACCGTCACGCGGCTGCGCGTCACGTTGCCCTGGAGATAGGGTGTTTCGGTGAGCGCAACGCTGGCGACGCGCGGCGGCACGACCTTCAGGCGCGAGATCGGCCGCTGATCGAGCTTCAGGCCCTGCTCGATGAGGGCAAACTTGCCCGGGTGGTGGCGTGTGCCGGTCACGCGGAATTCGTTCTTGCCCGCCACCTCCTCGACGCCCAAGCACCGCCACTGCGTGGCTTCGAGGGTAGTGCCCTCCAGCAGCCACACCGTCTGCGGCGCCGGCGCCGCGCTGAAACCCGGGCTCACGGCGAGCACACTCGTCGTGCCGGCTGGCGTGGTGACGGCGCGCTTCTCCGCCAGGTAGTTGGCGGCGTCAGCGGCGTCGGGCTGCAAAACGCTCAGCGTGTAGCTGACGCCGGCGTCCAGCGTCACCGGCGCATCCAGCGTCACCTGGCCGGCGGTGGCCGCCTGGATGCGCCCGCCCATGCGTTCGCCGGCTTCGTTCGGGTCGGCGATCTTGAACAGCCGCCCCGGCTGCACCGCCACGCCGTCGGCGCCCACCGCAAAGGTCACCACCTCGGCCTCGTGCTGCTCGGTGTAGGCCAGCCAGCGCGCCACCCGCGCCGCCTGGCCGCGGCTGCTGCATGCGAAGGCCGTCAGCTCGATCTCGTTGACGCCATAGCGTGCCACCAGGGCCGTGTCGGTATAGACCTCAGGCACCTCCTTGCCGAACTGGCTCGGGTCCTGCCAGCGCACGACGAAGACGCTGTGCAGCTGGCGGTGGCTCGTGTCCGCATAGGAGAAGTCGCCGTTGACGACGTTGGCCGCGGTGTAGAGCACATCGGGCTCGCCCGGGGCGTCCTGGCCGAACTCGATCGCGCCCTGGCTCCAGAAGATCAGCCCGCGGAACACGGCCGCCAGCTCGCGCAGCAGGGCATAGGCCTCCTCGCGCGTCTCGATGTTGGCATTGAGCGTGAAACGCGGCTCCATGCCGCCGCGGCCGTCGCTGACGAGCTGGTCGCAGTACTGGCCGATGGCATAGAGCGCCCACTTGTTGGCCAGCAGCGGGTCGACCAGGCCACCCAGGCCCCAGCGCGCCTGCGTCACCACCGCGTGCGTGCACCAGGCCGGGTTGTTCGTCCAAGCGGTCTTGAAGGTGCCATTCCAAGCGCCGGTATAGACGCGGGTCAGGGGGTCGTAGTTGGTCGGCACCTGCACACGCTGGCCCAGCCAATCGAAGGCCACCACAGGCACGCGCGCAAAGTGCTGCGCGTTGACCCGCAACCAGGCCACAGCCGAATGCGGGTAGCGCAGCTTCACCTTCTGGATGAGCGTGTAGCTGTCCCAGGCAAAGCGGTTCACGATGTGCGCGCCGGCCGGCTCGGCGCTCACCCGCCGCACACGGATATCCCAGGGCGGCGCACCCGCCAGGTCCAGCAGCACGGCGCGCGCATAGCGGCTCGTCGTCTTGCCGTTGATCGTGCCTGCATGCTTCTCGACCCAGCCGCCGCCGTTGCTCTGGATGTCGATCGCCCACTGGACGCTGCTGCCCTGGAGATCGCCCGTCTTCGTGTTCTGCTCGGTGAGCTGGGGCACGCCGATCGTCACGCGCACCTGGTCGATCGCGGGGTCGGTGATCGTGCGTACCACAGGCGTGGACTGGTCGACCTGCACGCCCACCGCGATTTCGGTCTGCACGCCGGTGAGCCCGGGCAGCGGCGGCTGCCCCTGCGTGCCCACGTTGTAGGCGAACTCGACGTCGTCGAAGTTCTTCGACCCGTCGGCATTCTCCACCGGCACGCCGTCCAGGTAGACGCTCTTCAAGCCGTTGACGAGGCCCTGCGCCTCTCCCTCGCCGATCAGGATGACCAACTCGGCGATCTGCGTGCTGCGCAGCGTATCCTTGGCCTCGCGTGGCGAGCGCCCGCCACCCTTCTTGGCGCCGGCCGGCGCCGTCACTCGATGAACTCCTTAAGGTTGTCGCGGATCGGGTCGAGCGGCTGCTCGGCCGGCAGCGGCTGCGGCGTCATCCCGCCGCTGCCGCCGCTGCCCGCCGCGGCCACGTAAACCTCGTCGGTCGTGATGCCGGCGCTGACGCGAACGCCGCCGCAGATCACGCGCCCAAAGCGCACTGGCACCGGCCCGCCCTGGGCGTCGGTATTCGTCGGGCCGTCGAAGTTCTTGCTTGGCTCGTCTTTGATGCGCTGCTGGCTGCTCGTGCGCTGTGGCCCGAAGGCCATTTGCGCCACACCGCCCAACAGCAGATAGGTGCCCAGCGAACCCGCGCCGCTGAAAGCCGCAAAGCTGCCCGCGAACAGCCCGAGCGGGTTGAACACCGAAAGACCGATCAGCACCGCACCCAGGATCGACTGCAAGGCCCCGCCGCGCTTGGCGCCGGCGACCACCGGCACGATGAGGATCGGCTCACGCGCGCTCACCGGCTGGAGCAGCTGCTCGGCCCCGAGATCCCGCCCCGCGGCCCGCTGGCCCGCGAAGACGTGATAGCCCGGCTCGCTGTGCTCGCGCAGATAGGCCGCAAAGCCCGGCAGCACGATCGTGAGCGCCATCACCGCCTCGCCGGCGGTGGCCACCGCCAGGCGGTGAACGCGCCCGAAGCGCCGCCCGAGTGAGCCGTACAGGCGCACCTCACGCAACCCGCCATACGGGTGCACCTCGCGCAGCGCCCCCGTCATACCCGGCTCCGATGCCGCAGCACCGTCGTCGTGCTCTGTCGCCAGCATCCGCCCCAGGGCTCGTGCCCCGACAGCCGCCCGTAGAGGTGGTGCAGGATACGCGGGCCGAATGCGTCCGGTTGCACATAGACGGCGGCGTGGTTCTCCACGTCGGCGTGCACCTGCATCAGCAGCACGTCATGCAGCACCGGCTCGACCGTGCCCACGTCGACGAATCCCGCTTCGGCGAAGTGCTCGCGATACAGGTTCTGCGGCGCCATCAGGCGGCCCTTGGCATCGACGCGGCGCTCCCACCAGCCGTCCTCGCGGTCGAAGTCCGGCAGCTCGATGCCCAGGTGCTGCGCGTAGTAGTCACGCACCAGCGTGTAGCAGTCGACCGTCCCGTGTTCGAAGGCACGGCCCACCAGCGGCAGCGGATCGGGCCACAGCGGCAACCAGGCGCCGCCTGGCCAGGCGACGATGAACCAGGGCAGCCCCATGCGCGCGCAGTGCCAGCGGTCGGCCTCGCTCGGGTGCGCGTCACTGTCCGGATGGCTGTGCACGACGGCGAGGATGTCGCCTTCGTCCTCGGCCGCGGCCCAATCGTGCGGGCAGAGCTCGAAGCGATCGCGCGCCGCGCCCGCGGGCGCGACATTGCGGCAGCGCCGGTAGACCACGCGCGACCGCGGCCCGCGCGACACCTTGACCAGAAGCCCGCAGGCCTCGCGCGGGTGCTCCTCGCGCGCATGCTCCAGCACCTGCGGGTAGAGGCGCAAGAACTGCTTGGGCACCTTCTGCGCGCGGCGTCGATCGCGGTCGATCGGTTCAGACATTGCGCAGCACCCCCACGCCTGGGAAGCCGCCGAAGGCCAGCTCGCGATTCGGCCACTGGCGCAGCTTGCAGCTCGACAGGCGCTTGCCGCAGTCGTCCTCGCCCATGTTCGTCGTCGCGCTGTCGTCGGCGCGCGCCACCGCCGCGCCGGTGTAGCCGCAGTCCGGCCCACGGTAGGCCCAGGGGCAAAAGCCCTGCACCACCTGGCGCCGGGGCAGCATCACGCCGGCCAGGTCCATCGGGCTGGCGAGCTCGAACTCGGCCATCGCCTTGTTTCGCTCGGCCTGGCGGTCCACGATCCACAGCTCGTCCGGGTAGTGCGTCGCCGGGTCAGCGCTCGCATTCACGCCGCCCGGGTAGTTCACCGCGTCCAGGTAGCGCGCCAGCGTTCGCTTGCGCTTGAGCTTTGCGCCCTTGAGGCCCTGGTACTGCCGCACCAGCGCGCCGACCAGGCCACCGACATTGCTCACCCGCAATCGCGGCCGCGGCATCGGCCCGTCGCTCTTGGATGCAAAGCCGCTGGCTTCGATCGGCATGCGCATGAACGTGTTGCCCTGCCAGATCACCGATCCGCCCAAGCCATTGGTGCCGTTGTGCCAACGCCAGACCGCGCCACCCTGTGCCGTGGCATCCAGCTCGTACAGCTCGATCACCGCGCTGTGCGACAGGGCGGCCAGTTGGATGGCGATGTTCGAAGGCACGTCGCTGCTTCCGCCTCAAGCCACGAAGACACGCTCGAAGCGCGCCGCGAGGTCGAACTCGCCATAGGTTTCGTTGCCCGTCCTCCGCAGCGAGGTGCAGACGAACTTGCCCGCCACCGTCTGCCGCGGCGGCGTCCAGTCGAAGGGCTCGATGCCCATGTCGACGCGCAGGAAGGCCTCGATCGAATCGGCGCTCTCTGCGGCGCAGCCGCGAAAGACCAGGTCCCAGGCTTCGCCCACCGGGTTAAGCCCATCGGCAGCCCGCGCCGCATAGCCGTCGCCGAACTGCGTGGTCACCACGCGCGGCTGGACATCGACGCTGGTGCCCGGGCTCTCGGCCCAATCGAAGACGCGCGGCATCAGCCCCTCCCGCGCGCGGCGAGGATGCCGCCCGGCCGCAACTGCTCGGCCGCCCAGCGCTCGATGAAGGCGCGCTGCTGGCGGTCGAAGTCCTCGCCGGCGGCGCGCAGCCCTTGGTCGGTGCCGCCGGCGCCGTTGATCGTGGTGTGCGTTTCGATGCGCAGGCCGCCGATCGATCGCAGGTTGCGCACGTGGCGCGGGTCGTCTTCGGTGATGACCTCCTCGCCGCGCTTCAGGATCGCCGGCAGCTCGCCCTGGCGCAGGCCGGCGATGCCACCCGAGTGGTAGCGCGGCGCAAAGGCGAAAAGCGCAGGTGACACCGCACGCGCCACGCCCCCGGCGCGGCCGACGACACCGCCGCTGTGGAACAAGCCCGCGAAGAGGCTGCCAATGGCGGAGAGGAAACCGCCACCGCCGCCGCTCGATAGCTGGAAGTTCTTCGCCGCATCGAGCATCTGATCGACCAGCTTCGTCGCCAGGCGCTGGTTCAACACGTGGAGCATCGCGGCCGCGAAGCCCTGCACCATGTCCAGCAAAGCGCCCTTGGCCGTCTTCGCGCCGCTGCCGATATCGTTCAGCGCCCCGGTCAGCTCGTTGATCGCCGAGCCGCGCACGGTCTTTTCGAGCTCGCTCCGAAAGTCGGCCAGGCCGCGCAGTTGCAAGCGCAGTTGCCCGACGCGCGCCTTGTCGTCGTCGGTGCTGGCCAGCGCCTCGATGCGTGCAAGGATATCGTCGAGCACCGGCACCTGCTGGCGGCGCAGATCGAGGATTTGTGCCTCGGCTTCGCGCCCGCCGATGCGGCCCTGCGCCGAGGCCTGGCGCAGGCCCTCCTCCTGCGCTGCCAGCGCCTGCTGCACCCTGGAGAAGTCTCTTTCCACCTGCGCAAGCTCGGCGCGCACCGCAGTGGCATCCACGAGCTTGAGCACCCGCGCCTCGCCTTCGCGGTCACCGGCGCGGCGGAATGCTTCGAGCTCGGTCGCAAACTGGTCCAGTGCGCGGGCGCGCAGCTCGTCGCGGCTCTGGCCGCGGCCCTCGGCATCCGCGAGCTGGCCTTCGACTCGCCGGCGCAGCACCGCCAGTTCGCGCGCCCGGTCGGCCGCGAAGCGCGCGCGCGCCTGGTCGGCCGCCACCTGGTCACGCAGGCTGCGCGTGATCTCGGCTTGCAGCTCGGCCTCCTTGGCCACGCTCTTGGCGATCGCCTCCTGGATGCCGGCGCGATCGTTGGGCTTGAGCACGCCGCGGTTGAGCAGTGCCTCGTTCTGCTGACGTGCCGTGCGCTCGGCTTGAAGGTCGCCGAGCAGGCGCTCGCGCGCCAGCGTCGAGGCGCCCTCCTCCAAGGTCTTGCGGCGCGCCAGGTAGTCGGCCAGGCTGGTCAGGCCGTCCTGGTAGTGCTGCTCGTTGGCCTGCTTCTCGCGCCCGATTGCGTCGGCCAGCAGCTCGAGCTCCTGGTCGAAAGACTCCTTGGCCTGCGCGATGCGCGTCGCCTGGTCGCGGTCGTTGAACTTGCCGAGCTGCTCGGCGCGATTGCGGTCGAACTCGGCCAGGGCCTGGCGCTTCTCGGCCAGCAGCCGCTGCGTCGTCTTGGCGTCGCCGGCAGCGCGTGCGGATTCAATCTCGCGATCAGCGCTCTTGACGAAGCGCGCGCGCTCTTCGGCCAGCTCGCGTTCGAGCGCGGCCCGGGCCTTGTACTTGTCCTTGAACTCGCGGCGGGACTTGGGGTCGTCGAGCGAGATCTCCGTCTCGCGGCCTCGTCGTCGGAGAACCTCCAACTCACGCTCGCCGTCCATCGACTGCCGCAGTCGGTCGATCTGCCCATCGAGAACGCGCAATTGCCGCTGGGCATTCGCACGCTTGACCGGATCGCCGTCGCTCCCGAACAGACTCGACCCCGCCTTCTCACGGCGGGCAACCTCCTCGGCCAGAACGGCGCGCTGCTTCTGCAGCGCTTCCAGCTGTGCAGCCGGGCCGGCTGCGGCCTCTTGCGCCTTGCGCAGCCCAAGCCAGGCCAGCGCCAGCGATCCCAGCGCGACGACAAACCCGACCGGCCCGGTGATGACGGCGAGCGCGCCGCGCAACGCGAGGCCGAATGCGGTGACGCCGGTGGCGCCGGCCGCCGCTGCCGCACCGGCGCCAACCAGGGCCTGCGCGAACGCGCCGAGTTTCAACGCCGCCAGGATGCCGGCCATCGAGCCCAAGACCTGCACGACGAGCCCGATGTTCTCCGCCAGCAGCTTCATCAGGCCGACGATGCTGGCCACGGCCGCGCTGCCGCTCGAACTCGACCCGACAAACTCGAACCAGGCGTCCTTGACCCGGCCTGCGGCCCCCGCAATGCTGTCTCCGACCGCCGCCGCCTCTCTCTGCAGGCGAGGTAGCTCCTTGCCCAAGGCCGCGACGACTGCATTCGTCGTGAGCGCGCCCTGCTCGGCCAGCGCGCGCAGCTCATCGCGTGGTTTGCCCAGGCCCCTTGCGAGCGCGTCGAGCAGCGCCGGCGCCGACTCGGCAATCGAGTTGAACTCTTCGCCGCGCAACGCGCCGGCGCCCAGCGCCTGACTGAACTGCAAGATCGCGCTCGACGCCTCGGCCGTCGTCGCGCCTGTGACGCGCAGCGACGCCAGCAGCGCCTGCGTGGCCACGCCGGCTTCGCGCACGCCGCCGCCCAGCGGCCGCACGGCGCCGAGCACCCGCGTGAACAGGGTCGCCGTCTCGCGCAGCGGGGCCTGGTACTGCTTGGCCATGCCGCGCGTGGCGGCCAGGCTCTCGCGGAACTCACCGTCCGAGCGTGTCGCGATGCGCAGCCGCGCCACCATGCCGGAGTAGCCGTCGGCCATCTCGGCCAGAGCGCGCAACGACTGTGTCGCCGCCCCCAACCCGAACAGGCCGAGCGCCGCGTTGCGGAAGCCGGCGAGCTGCTCGCCGACCGATCGCACCCCGCCACGCAGGCGCGACAAGGCGGTCTCGGCCTGGCGCGTCTCCGCGGTGACGCGAACCTTGGTTTCCAGCGGGCCGGCCACGTCAGTCCTCCAGCGCGGCCAGCAGCCGCTGCGCGCCCTTCCCGCCGGCCATGCCGGCCATCGCCGAAAGTACCTGGCCCCGAAGCATGGCGCGCTCGCGCCGCTGCGCCGCCTCCACGTAGCCGCGGAACTGGTGCAGGGTGTAGCCCATCACGTCACCGTGCCGGTGGCCGTGGGCGATCAGGAGCTCGAAGGCGTCGCGCCAGGCGAGCGTGTCGGCGCCAGCATCCGCAGGCGGCTGCAGGCCGCTCGGAGCCCCGGCGCCGCGGCGACGAAAAAATCCCGGTTCACCTCCAGGACCGCGGCGGTAAGCGCCAGAAATCGGTCGGGCAACATGGCCTCGACTTGTTGCTCGTCGACCCGTGCGGCGATCGCCACGGCCTTGACGATCCTGAAGCCCTGGCGCGCCAACGCACCGGCCAGGGCCGCGATCTCGTCGACGCCGGCGTTGGGCTTGAACGCGCCGGTCAGCTCGTCGAGCGCGAGCAGCTCGTTGAAGAGCGGCCCGGCCAACTCGATCAGGCGCACCGCCGTTTGCACGTCGACCGGCGTGATTTCGACCGGCTCGCCGAAGACGTGCACCGTGCGGCTCGGCGGCACGACGAAGGCGGTATCGGCTTCGGCCGCCGCCACGGCGCTCCCTGAACTCTGGCCCATTGCTTGCCTCGCTTGCCTCGCTTGCCTCGCTGACGTGAGCTTGATCAGACCTTCGTCATGCTGAAGTACTGCCCGCCGGCACTGTTGGCCGTGCGGGTGGTATCCAGCAGCAGCGAGCCGCGCAGCGTGAAGGTGCCGAACTCCTCGCTGATCCAGTCGGCATCGCCCTCGGCCGCAAAGCGGAAGCGGAAGCCCTCGAAGATCACGCGCTCGCCGTCGTAGGCATTGGTGCCATTGAGCTGCACGATCAGCTCTTCGTCGGTGGCCTTCAGGCCGCCGAGCACCTTCACGGCGCCGGGCGTGTAGGTCACCTTGAACGGCTGCACGTAGGCGCCGCCGGCGGTGATATCGAGCAGCTTGATCGTGCCCGCCACGGCATCCAGCTCGTACTGCGCCGGCGGCAAGGTCTTCGGCGAGCCGGACGAATCGACCACGCTCACCGTGCTGACATTGCGGGCGGGAAGCTTGATCACCTGGCCGACGACCAGGTTGTTCGGCGCCACCCAGTTGTTCACGGCCGCGCCGCCGGCGACATCGCTCCAGACGCCCGAAGTCAGCAGCCCGAGGGTGTAGTCGTCGAGCGTGCGCAACTGAATCTCCAGGCCCACGCCCTTGCTCTGCGCCATGCGGAAGGCGGTGCCGCGTGCGCTGTCGCGGCTCGTCTTCATCTCCGCCACCGGGATCTCGCTGCTGGTCTTGAAGACCGGCGCCTCACCGAGGTCGTAGCCGCCGCCGGCGCTGCCATCGACGTTGCGCTTGAACAGCGACACGGCGCCGACGCCGGAGAAGGGCTTGTAGGTCAAATTCAAAGGCATGACGGCTCCTCAGCAGCTCAGAGATAGAGCTCGATTTCGAAGGTGAGCGGATACAGCCCGCTCGTCGCTTGGTAGTTGGGTCGCGCGCCGCTCGCACGCCTGAAAGCGCGCTGCTGATCGGGCGGCGCCCAGCCCGAAAGGGCCTTGTGCAGGGCGGAAAGCACGGCACCCGCGGCCTCGTTGCGTGCGTCCTTGTCGGCGGCGCTCGCATTGCGCACGCGCAGCCAGGCGGTCCATTGCTGAACCACGACCGAAGCCGAGCCTCGCGGTGCCGCTTCTGGGAAACGATCGCCGCTCCACAGCACGTAGCACACGCGCGGCCGCTGGTCCTGCGAGTCCACGGCCTGGGCGAGCTGCTCGATGCCCTCGACCGGCAGGCCGGCGATCTGATCGCGCAGGCGTTGCTCGATGAGCGGCTGCAGGAACAGGTAGTCGCTTGCCAGCGGCATCGACATCAGGCTGCCTCACGGCCCATCACCTTCTCGCCCGCGCTCCACAGCACCGCACCGGCGCCGGTCGCAGCCGGCACGGCATCGGGGGCGGTGAGCGAGATCCTGCCTTCCGCGATCGCTCGCAGGTAGTCGCGTGCGGCCTTGGCGTCGGCCAGGTCAGCTTCGCTCGCGGTGGCGCCCAGCAGGGCGGCGTAGGCCAGGCGGATGCAAAGCAGCTTGACGATTGCCGGCGGGGCAACCAGTGGTACCGCCATCCGCCCGGCCAGGTGGCCGTCGATTTCTGCGCCAGCGTCGGCCAGGCGCGCATTCACCACCGCGTCGACCACGGTGCCTGTCAGCGGCTCGGCCAGGTCGGTCAGCTGCACCATCCGGGGCAGGCCGAAGCGGTCGATCATGTCCTGCTTGGTGGCGTACATCGCGGCGGTGGTGTGAGCAGCGTGGAGATTGGCGAGGGGTTCTCACCCTCTGCGGCGCCCTTTCGGGGCCTCTGCGCTGGCAAGGCGCGGCAAGGAGCCGGGACTACATCGCGGGCGGGGGTGTCGGGGTGTTGGGGATATCGACCTCGCGCACGACGAGCATCGGCTCGCCTTCGAGCTGCTCGCGCTGCTCGGGGCTGAGGTCGCTGAGGCTGACGACGGTGGTGCCCGTCCATTCGCGCCCGGCGCGGCGGAAGCCGTCGCGCTTGGCGGTCACTTCGAGGCCCTTGCCGGCCGGGCCGGCGGTCTTGAGTGCAACGGTCTTGCTCATGGTTCAGCGCTTTTTGTGGGAGGTCACAGCAGCCACGGCGACACGACCACCTGCAGGCGGCCGCGCAACGTGTTGCTCTCGCCGTTGGCGTTGAACTCCTTGTTGAAGAGGTCGTTCGCCGCCTCGGCCAGGTTGGGGCTGCAGACGAAGTGCGTGCCCATCACACCGAGCGGCGTGCCGTCGTCGTCCTTCTGCGCGGCCATCGCGGTCAGCGTGGCTTTCACGTTGGCGGCGTCGAGCGCCTGCTTGCTGGCGAAGATGAGCTGCCAGAAGGGCCCAAAGGCCGCGGCAGCGCGGCCGTCGACGCCGTAGACGAACTCCTTCTGAAAGAAGACGCGCTGATCGGTCTCGTCGAACATCGTCACGAGGTTCATCGCTTTGCGCGGCTGCCAGATCAGCGGCTTGACGGCCTGGCTCGCATCGACGACGTACCAGCCTTCGCCGGCGCCGCCCATGAAGTTGCTGACGCTGACTTCCGCGCCCGGTCGGCCCACCGGGTGGTCGGTATCGAAGAAGAACTGGCCATCGGGGCCGAGCGCCGTGAAGCCGCTCTTGAGCAGGCCGTAGACGAGCTGGCTCGGCAGGTTGGCGACGTTGCGGCCCATCTGCTCGAAGCGCGGGCGGTAGACGCCGAACTGGTCGTCCTCGACCGCGTTGCGCGGGATGCCCTCGGTGTGCTCGTAATCCTTGTTGACGACGCGGAATTCGCCCTTGGCCAGGTTCTGGATCACGCGATCGCCGATCCACTCGCGGATGCGGCCGATCGAGCGCAGGTAGGGGTAGACGTTCTCGGCCGTGAGCGAGGGCACTTCCATCGCCACCACGTCCCAGGGCGCGGTCTTCTTCTCGATGCCCACCATGAACGCGGCGTTGACCGCCTGCGTCAGCATGGTGAGCGTGCCGGCATTGATCTGCATGAGTCAGCTCCTCGAATCGGAAATTGGGCGCGTCAGGCGAAGCGGACCCAGACGCCGGCGGCGTCCACCTGGTGCACCTTGCCGGCGACGGTCCGGGTCGAGCCGCCGCTGGTCTTGGCGACGGTCTGGTCGTCGACGATGTAGCAGTCGGTGTCCACGTCGCCCGCGGCGATCAGGTCGCCGGCCGAGCTGTTGGCGAAGGGCCCGAAGACCCCGCGCTTGACCTCGGCGACAACAGCGCCAGCGGCGCCGGCGCTGTTGTCGAAGAAGGCGCTGAAGACACCCACCGCGCGGATATTGGTCGCCGTGAGGCCGGGCTTGACGTTGCCGTTGGCGGTCTCGATGGCAGCGATCGTGCCGGCGAAGGCCTTCGCGGCCGCGACCATCGGGAAAGCGCGGGTCTCGCCGGCGACGGTCTGGGTGTCGCGGTCTTTGGTGGCAGCGACCATGTGTTGTGCTCCTGGGGTGAAAGGTTGGGGTCAGGCGGCCTTCTTGGCGGCGTGCTTTGCGGCCCTGTCCCACTGTTCCTGCGTCAGGCCGAAGCCGGTGCGCATCAGCTCCACGTCGCCCGCGAGTGCGGCGGCGCTGCTGCCGCCTTCGGCGCCCTTGCCGCCGCTCTGGCTGGCCAGGCCGGTGAGCACCGGCGCGCCGGCGATGTAGGCCGACAGCGCCGCCATGTCCTTGCGGCCGAGCTCGAGCGCCCAGTCCTTCTGCGCCGGCAGCAGCTTGCCGTCGGTGAGCGCCTGGCTCACCAGGCCGCTGAGCTTCTCGCCGTTGATCTGCGCCTGCAGGGCTGCCACCTGGGTTTGCAGCGCGGCCATCGTCTGCAGCTGCGTCGCGTCGGGTTTCTGCAGGGCGGCCACCGCCGACAGCGCGGCAGCTTCGTCGGCGCCGTCCTTCAGGCCGAGTGCGGCCGAGAGCGCTGCCGGCAGCAGGGCCTTCGGCGGCGCCGCGGCCTTGGTCTTGAGTTGGTCGACGGCCGACAACACGGCGGCCTGGTCGGCGCCGGCGGCCAGGCCGAGTGCGGCGATCAGTGCGGTGAGCAAGTCCACGTTGGGGTTCTCCTGAGGGGATAGGGAGCCGGCGCTGAATGCCGACAACGCAGCGACCGCGGGCTCCATGCCCAGGACCGCGGGAAAATTCACGAGCGCCGCGAACGCCAGAGCGCGGACATCGCCGGTCTGCTCGTCGAACAAGATGACCGGGCTGACGTAGCGGTACTCGCCTTCGGCGATGTGCTGCTTGGCCGCCCCGGTCCACTCGACACGGGTGTTGAACAGCCCGACGCCGTCACGCCACTCGAAGCCCGCGTGCATCCAGCCGGCGGCGGGAGCCTTGTGGCCCTTCTCGGCGGCGCACAGCGTGGCGTGGTCGTAGTCGATCACGATGGGCGTTTGGCCCGCCAGCGCGTTCATCTCGGCCGCGATCGCGCGCCCGCGCTCGTCGCTGAGCTTGAAGCGTTTGCCCGGGCCGGGCCGGCCATCGCGGGTCGCAAACTCGCCCGCGGGCAGCAGCTGCACCGCGCCGTTGGCACCGGCGGCGGCGAGCGTGGCGGCGAGGAGCGCGGCGATCAATCGCATGGCGGCGCACTGTGCGAGGCCACGCGCGAGGGCCATAGGTGACCCGGGTCAAGAAGTGCGGCGCCGCGCGCGCTACAGCAGCTCCCGCAAGAAACCGTTCACCTCCGCGAGCACGTCTTCACGGTCCTGCTCGCCCAGCGTGCCGGCGATCGGGTCGTCAGTGAGAAGTTGCCGGCGGGGCATGCGCTGGGTGCCGAACTCGTGCCAAGCCGCTTTGGGGTCACCGAAGCCGACGTCGACATGCCGCTCGGCTGCGGAGAAGGTCAACGAGTCGCGCATGTGGCCCGTCCGCAGCAGCAGGCTGCCGGGAATGTTGCCCTTGAAGACCCGTTCGTAGATCTTGCGCGTGGCCGCAGAGATTGGCCGCCACGGCGTTGCGTCGGGCGCCTGCTTCGTCTGAAACCGCTCTTCGACGTTGCGCTCCATCAGCGCGCCGATGCGCCCCATCAGTTCGCGCGGCCGGGCCAGCGAGTCCACGGCTTCGGCGAGGCGCCGCTGCAGCTCGACGTCGCCGATCAGCTCGATGGTCAGGCGGTCGCTCATGGCCTAAACTCACCGCGCGCTGTGCGTGGCGTCCCGGAGAGTCGCGACGGAACGGGTGTCAACGGGTCGGACCGGGACATCGTAGGTGGGAGAAGCTGCGCACCCACCGCATGGCGCCCTTTATTGCCGGTCTTCATCGATCCGGCCCCAGAGCAGGCGGTAGCGCGTGCGATCACGCAAGGCGGCCGGAATCATCAGCGTCGCCGTGCGCACCAGGTTCAGCCGCACGCGCCTTCGCAAGCCGCCCGGCGATTGCGTCTTCACCGGCATGTCGACGGTGACCACGAGCTTGGCCACCGATCCATCGTCGCGCACCAGGTCCACCACGTAGAGCAGGGCCGGCGGCTGCGCGCCGGCTTCGATCAGCAACGCCTCGGCGCGTTCCAGCAGCTCCGGCAGGCGCCGATAGACGCTGGCGTCGATCGCCACGCCCTGCGCTTGCTTCGAACGCCGCAGCGCATGAAGGACATCGGCGTCGCGCACGGCCACGGCCGCGGTCGCAGGCTCCGTGCCCTGATCACGCAGCGCACGCACGGCAGGCGCCTTGAGCGCGCCGATGAACACGGTGCGGTTCGCGGCCTGGCCGCTCGCCAGCACGCTATCGACGAAGGCGCCGAAGGCCAACGTGGCCTCGGCCACGAATCCGGGCCGGTCGGCCTGGGCGCGCGCCACGGCGGAGGCGGCGGCGAGCGGGTGTGCCGCGACGGCCTTGCGCAGCGTGCCATCGACGAAGGCCTGGTCGCGCTTCTGTCCCGGGTTGTAGGCGAAGCCCGGGTCGATGCCGCGCGGCACGGCCGAGACCTCACCTGTGCGCGGGTTGACATAGGGCACGTAGTCGATCGGCGGCGCCTCGGTCTTGATCGGCACGCCGGCCGCGCGCAGGCGGTCGAGCCCACGCTGGTCGATGCCATAGGCGCGGCAGCGGCAGCGCCAGCCATTGGGCGGGTAGTGCGTGCGCCAGAAGGGGTGACCCACAGGCAGCGCGGCGCCGTCCCAGGCCCGGTGGCTGAAGCGCACTCGCTCGTCACCCATCGTGCGATAGACCACGAAAGGGAAGCGGTCCTTGCCGCGCTCGATGCGCTCCCAGCGCCCGGCCGCCATCGCCTGGCGCAGGTTGACGCCGTAGATCAGCTCGAGCCGGCGGCGGTCGAAGCGGGTCGTGCGCATGTCGCCCGTCTTCGGGTCCGTGATCTCGACATCGCCCCAGAAGCCCTTGGCCGCGAGCGCGGGCTCGAGCTCCTTCTGAAAATCCCGCAGGCTCTTGCCCGCGGTGATCGCTGGTTCGATCGCAGCACGGATCGTCTCCAGCACGTCGAGCCGCATCACGCCGGCGACCGCGAAGCCGCGCGAGTGCTCGTCCTGCCAGACGTCCTGCCAGGCGAAGCTCGGTTCGAGCAACTTGCGCCGCTCGAACGCGGCAACAGCCTCGGCCGGCTCGACGATGCCGAGCCGCAGCCCACGCGGGATCGGATTCGGCATACGGGCGGTCCAGCGTCAGGCGGCTTGCTGGCGGTCGGCTTCGGGCGGCAGGCGTACCGGCACCGGCGCGGGGGCCGGCACTGGCGCCACGTTCGCGCCTGGCCAGTAGGCCACCGGCGC